TAGGCCATGCAACCAGTTCTTTGTTGAACTTGCCACCAATGTACACGCTTTTTGTTTGCGCTCCACCAGTTGCATCAACTGGAAATACGGCAATCGCTACCGCGTTTTCAGAACCATTGTTTGCAGACGGTGAAAAAGGCACATAAAGCCCAGTAGATAATACTTGACCTAAAGGAACGTTCTTTTCAATACTGTTCCCTGACGCAAAATTAACCACATTGGTTTTTGTGCCAGTGCCAACTACAAAAGGCTGTTCTTTTTGTTCAAAAAATTCACTTGAAGCCATGATTAACCACCTACCATTTCTTTATGTGCGTTCAGGAACTCTTCCGCTGTTGCGTCTTGCTCCCCTGACTCGCCATCGTTTAAACCAGAACCACCATCAATAGCAGGTGTTCCATTTGCAGACATTGCCGCTTCAAAAGCATTGGACTCTGTAGTTGCAACTTGCGCTACAGCCTTTTTTTCAGAGTTCGCCAAAATGCCTTTCGCATCTTCAATGCTCATTCCGCCTTTTAATGCTAAGTGACTAGCTAAAGCCTCACGACCAACCGCTTCTTCGCAGTTAATAATGCCTTCAATTCGCACTCGCTCATTAGCAACAGCAACAGAGGAAGCACTATCCTGTGTCGCCTGTGTAAATGCGCTTGTATTTTCTTCGATCTCTTCTTTCTTTGGCATAACAACCCCTTCATTTAATTTTAATGCAAAATCTTGATATGCCTCCAAAGGGGGCATTATGCTGTGAATCAACCCTAGTTCAAGAGCGTCTTCACTGCTCAATATAGCAGATTTAGTGCCTATAATAACACTTTCTTCAATATTAAGGTTTTTAGATACGGCTTTTACGAATTTTTCCTTATCTCGCTTGACCATTACCTCAAGTCTGGCCTTCGCTTCGTCCGTCAACTCCTTGTAAAAATGAGTTTCCGCCTTTGCTTCTCCGTCTTGGATAAAGGTAACATCATAACCTGCCATATCCATAGCTCTTTTTACTGACGTATGCGACATGATTACACCAATACTGCCCGTGACTCCTGAGTCATTCATATAAATATGACTGCAAGCACTGGCAATTAGATAGCAAGCCGAACAACAAATTCCATCAATAATGCCAACAATCGGCTTTACCAAAGAGGCTTCTTTAATAAACTCCATTAGCTCGAAAGCACCATCGACCCTGCCACCGCCTGACGACAGATCCAAAACTATGCCACTTACTGAGTTGTCATCAAGAGCGCCCTGAACCAAGGCTCTTATGTACATGTAGCCAGTGTAGTATTCAGGATAATGGTACGCGCTTCGGTGGTCAAGATACCCGTGGACTGGCACGACTGATACCCCTGAAAAACTATCACTGGCAAAGCTGAATGAATTTGATTGCGGTTGATTGCTTGCCGTGTATGCGTCTACCGTAATATCTTCGGGCATTGAGACCGCGAATGAAGGCTCAATCATCATGGGGCGCACCCCAACCCCGTCCATTTTTTTCAACAATTCATGCTCTTTCTTCAGTGGCATCTTGCTCTCCATCATCTGTTAATTGTCCAATAAGAGGGAGACCCCTATCGACTAAAACTTTATTCTCACGCTGTCGCTGTGCGAATATATCCCTGAAATCATTGCCGAACTTAGCGGCTTCAATCTCGTATGTTGATAAGTTATTCTGTATCTTAAGGATTGCGGTTTCAATTTCTTTCTTCGGGTCAAGAGAGCCTTCACTTGCTCCTATCCAGCTACACGCTGTAAGCGCGTCTTTTACCTGCCCTACATAAAAAATACCCTTGTCCACCCCTTCTGGCAAGGGAAGAAAGCCACTGTTTAAAGCTTCTTCAAACCATAATACATAAATCTGCGTAGCAAATGAATCAGCCGTCAACTTCTTTTGACTCATCATGTAACGCTTCGTTTCGGCCATTGCCGCCTTTGCACTTGCAAAGTTTGTTTGCGTAAAGTCTTTTGTGAACTGTTCGGCACTTAATCCAAGGGGCGCGGCCACATGGCTTAATAGTGATTGCTCAAACTTATCACCAACTCCGTTTGGGCTTCCTGCGTTTTGTAAGTTAAGCTTTTGGCCCGGCCATAAATGCTGAACTCTTGCCCCATCAATCTTTAATTGAGAAGATTTGTTATAGGCCAATACATCATTCATATACGATTCAGGCGTACCACTAGCAGAGTCACCACTACCTAATTGCGCCATTGTTGTGTTGGCGGGAAGCTCTGACTCAATGGTAGCCGCGAATGAGGCGTTCATCACTGCGTTTTGTAGCACAATTTCCTTATACTTCTTAGCCATCTTCATACTCTTAAGTATGCTGACCAGCTTTGAGACTCCGCGGGTTTGACCTGCTCTCTGTTGGTCAAAAATATGGATAATGTTTTTTCTACCCCACGGCAGTCTAGCTTTAACCTCTTTCCAAACCTGTAGCGACCAATCAGAAGGGTGTCCATTCAAAATATGGTAGCTTCTTGGCTTTCCGAACTTATTTTTAAATATACCGCCAACCAAGCTCTTCGTGTCTTCTGCGTTGTTGGGATTGCTTAACCTATCGGTATCAATCATTTGTATGGCGGTTCTAAATGGCCTGTTGTTTTCTCTAATATATTCTGCTGACGCTAGAACCTCGCCACTTAATAGACACACTCCAACAGCGAGCCTAATAAGAGAGGTAAAGTTATTTACGCCTTGTGCATCAATATAGCACTCTGGACTGTCTGCGTATAGATGAAATTGCGCCTCAACCGATTTCTGGAATTCCTCCACCCATTCAGGCGTAAACCGTGAGTCAATACTAGATAGGACTTGAAGATTAGGTTTTGAGTTAAGCGTAAATTGTGCGCCAACAATACTGTCTTTGTGGACATCAACTGCCCCAGCAATGTAACCGTCATTACGGGATAGGTCACGCGCTCTAGCATCGGTAATGCTTTTAGAGCCAGTCACTTCATTATCTGCTGACAGTAAGGAAGGATTCCATGACGCTATCTCGCTTGACGTTCTACTCGCCCCCTCAAACGCACCGCCAAGAGCTTCACTTCTAGGTGGGTTTGCAAAAATGCTTTTCCCATTTCTAAATACGCTTACAGCCATTAAAAAACACCCCTTACTGAGCCACTACCACCTGAGCCGACAGATGATTGCCCTAACTGAACCTTTAGACTTTCAATGTATTGTAACAGTCTTGTGACGGTGGTTGACGTATACTCAATTCTTTCACCGTTTTGGTCTACATAAACACGGGCCTTACTTCCTGTCATTATCAGGTGGTACTGCTCTTCTGCATCATTTAATCTTTCTTGAGTCGTCATAATCAGCCTAGTATTGAACCAAGGCTTTCTATTGAAGATAAGCTTGGTTTTGGTTTTAGTTCATTCTCTTTTTCTTTGCCGAAAACTAAAGAATTGCTATCCCATTCTTCCGCCCAAGTTGGAGGGCATTCCCAGTCGATATATTCTATTCTTAAATGAAAGCAAACAGCAAAAAAGTAATACAGCAAATCCCATGACTCGTTTCTTAGTTTTCTTGGATTGCTCCACTTGCCGTTTTCGTCACACGATTCTACCGTTAATTCTGCATAAAAGCTATCTTTCAATAAATCACTGAACCGTATCATGCCGCCAGCCTCAAGCCTGTCTAAAACGTTGTTCAAATGGTCTTTTACTTTGTTTGAGTTAATCATTAAGACTGGTATCTGTCCAGTTTGAGACGGCTTTAAGCCTTTAATCTGATTATCAGGGTAAGTGACCTCAACTCTTGGCGCGGAAGGGCGCGGAAGCCCTTTAACCAGCATAAATCGCTTTCCTAGCCCTCTTTTTGACAGGCTTAACCAATATTGATAGGCCATTGACGTTACACCCGCGCTACCACCTGAATCACATGCAATCGTTTTTATTGACATCTTTCTGCCTGAGTCATCACCGAGCAAGTAGCTTGCATTGATGACTTTTTCAGTAATTAGCTCCCAGTCTTCTAGGTACGTTCGTGGACTAACCCAAACAGTGTCACCGTCTTCATCTTTTCTTTTTGACTTTCTGATATTAAATCGGTCGATAACAATAGTATCAAACATCGTGCCGTCTCGCGGAGGCTTAACTACTCCGTGAATTTGAACTACAAACCTATGACCCTGAACATCAATGGTTGCTATTAAAAATCTCACGCCCTCTGGAACGGTAGGGTCGTCAAACCCAAAGTCTTCTTGTCTTTGCTTTAAGTCTTCTGGCAATCGTACTGAGCCATAGCCTCGCGTTGCATACGGCAGTCCTTGGTCTGTGTTTATAGTGGTTTTTAGTGCGCCTTGGTCTCCTGACCGCTCGTACTCTTCTTCTGCTCGTAAGTATTTCAATACCAGCTTTTCCCACGAAGAAAACGCGGCCATAACGCCTTTTGTCCAAAATGAGGCTATGTCTGAGCTTCTGGCAACGCCTGAAATCACTCTATCCCTATCAATGACTTCTCCATCTTTCAGATAAAGTCCACTTTGATTTAACGTGTACTTGTCATCTGGCCCCATTGTTGACCCGCACTTAAAGCAAAGCAATCTTGCTGACTGCGCTGATTCAACTAAATCTTTTGACGCGACATATTTCAAATTAGCAAAGCATGGCTCAAAATGCTCTCCACAATGAAGGCACTGGACGTACCACCTTCTTCTGTCACCGCGATTGTACAGGGCTAAAATCCCCGTTGTTGGCGGGGCTTCATGCAAGCTTTTTGGCACGTAAGAAGGGTCTAATATTGGGTGACTTGGCGTAGACTCTGCAACGTTCATCGCATTTTCGCCAAATGTTAGCGTTCTGTTGCCTATCAAATCGAATGGCGTACCGTCATCGCCAATTTCAAGCGGAAACCTGTCGTAATCTGTCGAGATACAAAGACCGATTGACCTACCCGACATTTCATTAATGGACGGCCACGAAAGAAGTAGGGCCATGCCGTTTTTAAAATGCTTGTCAAAAACATTGTTATTTCTCGCTCCACTTCTTAATGACTCTCTAATTATTTTTGAGTCACGAATCATTTTATCAATCTTCATCCGTGAAAAGTCACGCGCCATTGATTTTGACGTTTGAAATATTGCCATGTCCATTGGGTCACATGCAATGCTATGTAACGCAAGGTTTAAGACCAAGGCATCAGTTTTCGCCATCTGTGCAGAGCCAACGAATACGCAACCCGTGTATTTTGAAGAACGACACACGTTCATTGGTTCTACCATGTATGGCGCAACGTCATTCTTCCAGTCGCCAACATACGAACCAACATTATTTATCTTTCGATACTTTGCGGCCGCCTCTGAAACAGTAAGACGCTCTGGTGGCCGTAAAATACTGGATATATTTTCAAAAATATCAGCTACAGTAGAAAAGTCACTAGCCATTAAACTTTACCTGTCGCCACAAGGTCAATTTCATCATCAACATTATCAGAGTGCAAGAAATTCATTTTGCTCAATAAAACAGGGTCTTCTGCTATTTTGTCCTTGATTGACATCAGAAGGCCATCCATTAAATCGTTAATAATTACTCTCTGTTCATCTGACAATCCTGTTTGACGCGAAATCGTGCCATTGAACCCTCGAACTGACGTACTAAGAGTTTTGAATATCGAAATAAAAGCTTCGACAATAAAATCAGTCCTCCATAAGTCACCGGCCTTTTCTTGGTAGGTTAGTTGTGACAGCCTCGCATCCCAAAATTCTTTTTTAAGTCTTGGTGGAAGTTCATCAGCCCTCATGTTTGAAATTACCTCTTCCAAAGCATCCGCAGGTGGGGCAACCAAATATCTGGCTGCCTCTGCTAAGTCAAACGTTGGATAACCGTAAGCCTCTGCCACGGGCTTTAGCCCTATCAACTTTTTACTAACGGAATGACGCTCAACTTTAAATATTTTACTCAAGGTTAGCAGTGACACGGGACTGTAAAGCCCTATATTTTCCTCTCTAGCTT